CTGATACCCCGCCAACGTAAATGTCGTATGTGACCGAGTTTGTTCCCGCGCTGTTTGCGATCTGCAATGTGTCGCTCGATCCTGAAGTAACAGGCCAACCACCATCGCTTGGAGAGTAGTTGATAGAAGCCGCGCCAGTCGGAAGCGTGATCTTATCGCCCGCAGCGGTTAACCATCCAAGCCACTCATGTGTTACAGTCCCGCCAACCACAATGTCATTCGCCGCATCATTGTCCGAAGAGGCAACAATGCAGATCATTCGAACCTCTGCAAACTGACAAGCGACCCCAAAAGAATCAACAAGCGTCCCGTCTGCAAGGTCAAGTTCTTCAGATGCCGAAGCCGCGAGAGTCCTTTGATCGTGCCAGAGCAGATCCATTTGATCCGCGCCGGTTCCAGTTGATACCGAATATTCAACAACCGGAAGCCTTGAATGTGGCGTTGATAAATCAGACGCGCCGAATTGTTCCAGTCCCAGATCAAACCTCATTTTCCCAACTATAGCCGCTTCACCCATAATCATTCCCCCATTTCAATTGTCCATTGCCCGTGCGCGATTCTCATTGACGCCCGACCGGACATCGTTTGCTCTTGTAAAACCGTTGGATTCTCTGAAGCCGTGAAAGCGTCATTCCATTCACGAACCAGATCAACCATATTCCCTGTGCCTGTAAATTCCATATTACTCCGGCGGTATATTTGCTTCTACGCTGATGATCAACTGACCATCGTCAACTTCCACGCTATAATCATCAATGTCTGCATCGCCTGAAAAGTTCCATTCAACGTTATTGAGCGTAAAGATCAAAGCCTCGCCCATGTCAAAAGTCAGACCACGATTGTCGCCATTTAGCTTTAGCGTTGGCTCGATTCCCTTGTACCCCTTCGGCATAAATACGCGGATATTACTCAGCGCGGCAAAGAGTTTATTGCACTCATTCACAAACTGAATAAAAGTTCCTGTGCCTTTGAAGTTGTCGCGCAATGCCATTATGACCAACTGTCCTTATAAATCCATCGTTGCGTTTGTTTGTACCAGTCGACGCCCTGGATGTCATAGGAGCGTTGATCTGATTCGCAGAGTAGTGGGGCGGGGTAGTATCCTGGAACAGGGGTAGACGGGGCAAAGGCAGCCCAATCACCAATCCCAACATCTAATGGATTATCGCCAAGATTCCCGCCTGATGATTGGTAAATATGATGCAACGTTGAGCCGGTAAACTGCTCAACATCATCCCTTGTGAATGACCCGCAATGCCAGTTAAGTGACTTCCATAGCACATTCACCAAGGCACCATTCGGCTTGTTTTCAGCTAAATATTGGACGTAAACCGGCTGGCTTGCCGACTCGCCACCATTCGAAACCCACAAAGTTTGAGCGTCAACCCATTCGGTTGTGGTGTCAAACTTCACGCCATAAATGCTCGGCCCTTCAATCTCGTTATAAACGCCAGCATTATATCCAATGAGCCGGTCTTCGGTTGTTCCATACTGCGAGATATAAGGCTCATTACTCCAGCGGTGACGGGTTAACGTCCAATTGCTTCGGGTGACGAACGTTGCACCAGTAAGCATTTCAACGCTTTGATCAACCGTTCCCCATTCCCATTGGCTTGAAAAATAGTCTGTTGCCATGACCGTTCCTTTATGGTTTAACCCCGCCGAGGCGTTCCGTTGTTATTGCGAGCTGTTGCCTTGCTAATTCGTTTGATTCTGCGATGAGGTCTGCGGTCGTGTCCTTCTTCTTTGTTGCGTCCGCTCCCGCCTCGCCCGCCTGCATAACCTTTTCTAAGTCATGCCGAACAACCGCGATAGATTCGCCCGCTCTCAACATTTCTTCGGCCATCTTCCCGATTCCCTCAATCCCACGATGTCGGCCTTCAGCTTCAAGTTCTGCTGCTTGAGTTGTTGCGCGTAGTGCAAGATGCGAAGATGTCCCCGCGTCCATCATCTTCTTTGCCATCTCCGCAAAGCCTGAAGCGTCTGATGCTCCACCCCCACCGCCACCGCCACTCGATTTAACAACCTTCGCCACCGGAGAAGCTGCTGTATCAGCCGCTCCACCTCCTTTGCCCGCGCCAGGACTCCAGCCAGATGTCAACCCAGACTGAACATCCAGATCACGCTGTTCTGAGAGCATTTTATTCCATCTCTCATCCTCGGTCTTTTGCGCTTTTTCCTTGTCCGCGACTAGCTTGTTGACTCGCTCAGTCTCAGCGGCCAGTTTCTTTTGCGCCTCAATATTATTATTTGTGGCTTCGACGTAGTCGTTTGCGTCTTTTATCGCCTCCTTGAACCCGCTTCCACTCTTAAGGCTCTCCGCAAACGCCCCAACAAACCTACCTAGATCATTATATTTTTTAATAAGCTTCGTAAAGTGATCAATCACCGGACCGACAACCTTGCGGATTCCATCAACGGCTGTCGCTGTTTGCTTTGCCCATCGCTTAATTGAGCCGTCTTTTACCAAACCCTGAATGGCTTTGGTCAAGTCCCCGATGGTTTCTTTAGAAAGTCCGAGAAGTTCATCACCGAACTCGGCTGAAGCAATCCCCATATTATCCATTAAGGTTGACCACTTACCCGCGCCGGTTGATGAAAGCTCCTCCATTGAGCCACTGAATCGGCCCATCTCGCCATTCATCTTACCCCAGATTGTCTCAAATGATGCGCCAGACTTCTGGAGCTTCTCCATCTCATCGCGGACTTTAGGCGTGAGAATCCCCATCTCTTGGAGGCGCATTGCAGCCTCACCAAATGGCTTTCCACTTTTTAGCATGGAGTAAGCCCGACCAACCCAGAAGGAAACCTCTTGAATTGGCGTCCCGACTGCTGCTGCCGCATCACCAATTACCCTTAGAGATTTAGCCGAGCCTAGTACGCCTTCCGTAAAGACCGTGAGCTTTTTGGATGCGTCGAGGAGTTCAGGAAGCTGGAAAGGCGTAGACGCTGCAAAGTCTCGAAGCTCGTTGAATCGCTCGATTGCTGCTTCAGTTGATCCGAGCAGGCTCTTAAGCTGAACCTTTGCCGTCTCAAATTCAAAAGACTTCTTGATTGTTCGCCCGACAACAGCCGCAGCAGCTCCAACCGCCGCGAAAGAAACCGCAGCGACCTTCGCCATAAGACGGAAGCCGGTTCCTAAAACCTTAACCCCGCCACCAATCTTCTTCAGCCCCGCCGAGACGTTATCCTTCAGGCTGATGATCAAATTTACTTTTTTAGATGCCATCTATCGCGCTCCATTCTTCTTCTATTTCCTGCGCCTTGTCTCTAAATTCCTTCAACGCTCGCAGTCTTGGTGTTGCTTTAGGAGCAACCGCCTTCCCGCCCTTCGCTGATGTCGATCTGTTTGCGTTGTCCTCGGCTACAATCCGCGCAATGAATAGATCATAGAACTCGCCGACCTGCTCGATTGGTGCCTCATAAAGCCAATGCTCTGGACTCTGCCCGTATTCGCGAATCAGGGAGGCTACAAGGCCACCAAACTCGTTGCGGACGTCTTTGCCCTTACCCTCGCCCTCTTCGCCTCCTGTGCCACCATACGAGCCACAACAACGCTCACAGATCGTTTGAATCTCTTCAGTCGTGCAATGCATCCGTTTGGATAACTTCTTGAGAGCCTTGTTCGCCTTCTTAAACTCGGAGAACTCAGAAAGAGCCTCGTCAGTCAAAGGAAGCGTCAAGAGCCAGAAGAAAAAGCCGTCGTGGTAAAGCTCTGGAATCTCCCACTCGTCGAGCTTCTCAACATACCAGAGAGATTTAGCAACCGTCAGAGGAAAAAACTTGATTCCGCAAAGATCAAAAGGGGAATTTAAAAGCCGGCGCTCTGTCTTCGTAACGCCCGCAACCTTGTCAGCTAATCGGTCAAGCTCCTCGATGCAATCAAAGTCCTCGACATCCACGACATGCTGGGTCTTTGCCTGAATCCTCTTGATCGTCTGTTTCGTCAGTTCCTGCATCTGCTTCCTTTGGTGCGTCCGAGTCGGGCGTCGATACTATCGCTCGCCGTCCTCGGTCGTCTGTTATACGTTTAAAAGCCATGTCGAACCTTACGATGTAGCGAGGTCAGTGTTTGCGTGTGCTGAGAAGGCAAACGTATCGAAGTCGCTGTTGCTGTCGTTTGTGTCGTGCGAGTCAACAAGAGGAACGAGCATGTCGTTGGTGTTACCATCAAAGTCGGCTTCAAGGAGTGTGGATGTGTTTGACGTTGGTACGCCTACAAAGTCCATTGAAAGTTCGCAGCGAGGAGTCAGATTCTTACCAACCAAGTGATCGCCTGCCTCGTCGGTCTGGTCAACGTGGTTCATTGAGAATGTTACGGTTGCGCTTGCCGGTGAGGAGTTGGAGCCGGTCGTCACACCGAAGTCAGGAACACCAAACCCGTTCCATGATATAAAGGCTTCACCGGCCTCATGTGGGAGGAAGTCGGACACATCTGCATATCCAAGCGTTAAGCCTGACGCGTGAGCGTTTGAGGCATGTTGATGACCCGTGATGTCAATCGTCACATAGTTGCCCGCGCTCATGTTGATCGTTAGGCCGGTAACAACTCCGATGGTCTGGAAGTCCCCGAACTGAGTCAGGAAGGTTCCGATGTCTGACATGAAATCAGCCCCGCAATAAGATGCGCTTTGTGAGTAGTTCGTAATATCAGCAATATTCTGCTGACATTCTACGTTGCCCACCTCGTCATTGACCGCGACGTTGGTTTCTACCACGTTCGTTCCGCTTGTCGATGTGTTGAAATTTGTGTGCAATCCGAAAAGGTTTGCTGCTTCTACTGCCACTGTTGCGTCTGCCATGAGTTTGCCTCCGTTAATTCGTTGTTAATATAATTTGATGACTCTGTTTCGTCTAGGTTGCTAGTATTCGCCCTCGGTTAGATAAAGGATCTGGAGCGGAATCTTTACCGTCCACATGACCTGAGCAACCCCGACCGTTGGCTCTGGCGGTTCTGGTAAGCCGTCAAGCATGCACCAGTTAACATTAGAACCGCTGACCGTTTTGAGGTTGTCTGTTGATCGTAACCAGGCAAGAACCGAGCTTGCAAAGTTCATCGCTTTGACCCGTGTATCGAAATAACCCTCAAGCTCTGCCTTGATGAATAGATTGCACCAGTTGCCATTGTCGCCATATGTGCGTTCTGGATCATAAGCATCGGCCTCGCTACCTGAATTAATCTTCCAAATGTTGCGGTATTTAATCGCGCCTTCTTCGTTTAATTCAAACCGGCCACGAAACGCATTGACGCGCTCTGTGCATCCGAGAAAGCTGATCAATGAGGTGAAGACTGCCCGCTCTGCTTTGTTCCATGCCTCGCTAATTGTGTTCTCGGATAACGTGAGAGTCCCAGAGAATGCGCCTGCTCCTGTGTAGGTTGAGCCTGAAAGCGTGAACTTATCGGTTGCGACCGTATCAACATCAGCGACAGTCGTGATCAGCCAGTCCGAAGAGTCGTACCACATTGCGTACGTGTCTGTTGATTCATAATAGATCGCCTGAGAGTTTACCGTCTCCTCTGTGTCGTACCAATAAACCGAACCCTGCAAAGCTGCTGGAACGGCATCGGTTGAGGTTGTTGTCTTGTCAAATTCGTATATTGGTTTCGCGCTCATTTGAATATTCCTTTCACGATGTTATCAAGCAATGTGTCGAGTTCGCCCATGATCTCTTTCTCCGAATCCGCGTATGCCTTGAAAATATATTTGTCGGTTGCTTTTCCGTCGTTGTGCTTGCCGAGCTTCTTCCATGACTTGCCTTTGTCATCGTGCATCTTCTCTGCGTAGTCACCTGCGGGTGAGTTGGATGGAACCCCGATCTCTACCCGATCCCGCTTGACCTCTGTTGTGATGGATTTCTTGAGGTTGTTTGTCGTGAATGATGATGTTGCTCGCTTTGTCTTCCCGCCTTTGAGGGTTGATTCATACTCCGCTTTTGTTGCCGATCTCGGTGCGTATGCCTTCGCTTTGCCATGAACAATCGAGCCGATGATTTTGAGCATGCGCTTGATGAACTTCTGATTTCCCTTGCTCGCTCTGGAAATCTTACGCATCAGCTTCCGAAGCTCTCGGTCGTCTATGGTTACGTCAGGCATTAGAATTTGACTCCTGTTGTCATCGTTGCCTCATAAATGAGCCTCGAAACGCCGTCTATATCCTCAACTCGCGCTCCCAGTATCTTTATCTTCGAGCTTGCCGGTAGCAAAACCTCAGCCTCCCCGAGTCCGCCTTTTTTCATGTGGGCATAAGCCTTCTTTGATCTCCACATTGAGTCAGCATAAAACGCGCTCTGGTCTTTTCCGACTGTGAACTCTAAAATTGCGCCATCTGCACCAGCAAAGCCTTTAGCAACTCTCGGTGATATTGAGGTTGATATCGGAGCATCCGACGAAATCACCGTTCCAATCATCTTGTCCGCGATACTTCTATCAGACGGCAGGTTTTTCACACCGCGCCAAACTCTGACATCCTCGCCGAGAGTTGCTTTTGACAACCCTGCGTCTATTGTTGAGAGTTGCTGCTTTCTCTTTTTTACAACTTGCGCTGTAAGCACCTTCCCTTTAACGGAATCACCAGCGACGGATCCGCGAGCAACTGCCAATATTTCCGAGGAGCCGCTTCTAATATAGTCTCGCAGGGCGTTTGAAAAATCCTTCTTCTCGTCAAGAATGCGCCCATGCTTCTCTGTAAGTTTTAAAGCTAAAGGTGTTTGTTCTTTGTTTGTTGGCAATTTAGCAGGCACAAACGTCTTCGCCTCTGTAACCTTCTTCGCTTTCGGTAACTTGTCGCCTGTTACCTTCACGCCTTTATTCGCAACACTAGCCGTCCCAAACTTGGCAGGTTTCAAGCCCTCCTCCTTGCGCTCCTTGTTGACTTCTTTGCGAGCCTCTGCGCCTTCCTTGGTTTCCTCTTTGCGCTGTTCCTCGGCTTCAGGTAATCCGGTTGGCGTTACTACGGAAAGGCTGTGGATACAATTCGGGTGGAATAGCCCATCAGCAACTGCCTCTGCATAGGTTGGATATCCCTTTGTTGTTCCGCTCATGGATAGAATCTTGCCCGCCCAGCGAGAACAAGGATCTCCAGGCTCAAGGCTTCCCGAAGTGATACCGCCTTCGACCTGTTGGAGATCGTAACCGGCTTCCGCGCTCATTGATGTGTAAGTTTCCCTCGCAACATTTGCGGAGATTGTGCGATTAATCATCGCAAAATAAGAATCCGCTTTCATCTTGCGACCGTTTTTATCTCGGAGGATTAACCCGGGACTAAACTCAGAGATCCGCGACTTCATCTCTCGCGCCATCTCAGGAGTCGTCATTCCTGACGCCGCGCCTTTGCGTAGAGTGTCGCTAACAATCACACGAATCGCGTCTGTGTCGCTCTTTGCCATTGAGCCGAACCGAGAGTTCAGCAAAACACGGTCATCGATTGTGGACGGATTAACGCGCTCAACGATGTCGTTTAAATACTTCTGGGAGAACTGCCCAAACGGAATCAGCTTGGCTCCCTTTGGCAGATCGTCGGCAACGTGTCCGACCCATTCCTTCGCAACCCGATTCGATTGCTGATCAACGAAGACATCAAACTTTCTGTTCAGCTTGATATATTCCGAGGTAATCCCACGATACAACCCAGATCGAACGGATGCAGCAGATGCGAAATTCTTCTTCTTGATGGCCTTATTGATCTTCGACTCAACCTCGCGCTGTGCATCCTTGAGGATACGCGCCAAGTCCTTTTCACCCGCTTTGATCTGCTGGCGTAATATCTTTGAGCCATCTTTCGGCATTCCTTAACCTCGCACCCATTTGCGTCTGGTCATTGCAAAGTAGCGTTGAGCCATTGGGGAGATCGTCACGCCGTAATACTTGTCACGCTGTTCTGTGTCTACCGTTTCGACCAACTCCGCGCCGGTTTCACTTCCGCGAGTTCTAACGGTTTCATCGAGGATGAATAGAGTCTGCTCAAAGTGCGCGTAATCGTCACGATATCGGTCATCAGAGGCAGGATCATATAAATCTCGGTTGAGATACGTTTCCAGCTCTCTCTGCGCCTGTGCGAGTCCGGCGGTACGTTCAGCGGTCGTGTATTGCGTCCAGTCGTATGAGCGGATATGGTTGCTCGTACTGAAGTAGGTGTTCGCCTCTGTGATGGTCTGAGTGTAAGCCATTATTTTACCTTCCGTGTGAACGTCGCTTTGATCTTCTCTATCAGGGTTTTCGGCTTCGGTTGCCTCTTATGCTTGAAGCCTAATGATGGTGAGTACTGAGGCATTTACTTCGTCGCCTTTTTAGCAGGAGTCTTCTTCTTTTTCGGCACTTTTTTCGCAACAGGTTTCGGAGCCTCAACTTTTGGAGCTTCCTGAATGTGTTTGTATTTAGTCGTTGGTGTGTAATCGCTCATTGATTCTCCAAATTAAGTGGGGAGGTTGGAGGTCGCGGTTGACTGGACCGTCAAAGCTCCCTCTTCTGATGTCAGCGGAGTGTAGTCAGCAGAGAAGACGGCAAACGCTGCAACGAGCGCAATTAATGAAATTAATACTTTTTTCATAATATGCCTTTATTTTAATAATTATTTGAATTGGGTAATAAACTCGGGGAGGTTGGTGTTCCCTCCCCTAGTTGGTTAGCTTGTCGCAATGACGGTGCTGTTCAAGTCAACGTCAATGCTGATAGCAGCCTTGTACGTTTTAACCCCACCGATGGACAACATGCGGTATCCGTTGGCGATACGACCTTCAAGGCGTAGAGCCTCGTCGGTGATAACGTCATTGGCGAGCGCAATGGATGTTCCCATTACACCGGCAAGACCGTGAGTGTTGCTTCCTTCAGTAACACAGTTGTTGCTGATGAACGTTTCAACGCCGAAGAACTTGCCGGCATAGTTTGCATTCTTCGCGTAGTCGTCTGAGTACTGCGATGCTGGCCCCTTGCTTCCGAAGTAAAGCGTAATTGCTTCTTCGATTTCAGGTGGAGCGATGAAGTAGCAAGAACCGGCAGGAGCTTTTGCAGCTTTCAGTTCACGTTTCAATGCGCCGAACAATGCAGGCAGGTTAGCGGCGGTCGTGGCGGTGATCTGCCATGATGCAGCGGCTGGGTTCTGGGAAACGATTCCCGCGTTTGCATACTCAGCCATGATCTGGTTGTCCCAGAAGTCGCCGAGCTGATAGCCTGCATCGGTCATCACTTCGGTCATGTAGTTAACCGAGATGTTGTTCCGTTCTGCATCTTCATCCTTGAATGCAACGTACTGCTCTTGGTCAATCACGAGCTGTTGGTTGGAATCAGTCAGAGCTTCATACGTGATGTTACTATCGGTGTATTGAGCATCCGTCAGAGTTCCCATGGTCTGGATGTTCAGCGTGTCGCCTTTGCCCCAGAGTTCCTGTTTGAAGTTCTTATTACAAATGAGTTCACCGACAAGATTCTGTCGAAGTCCCGCGAGTACAACATTGCTCCAAACTTCTGGAGTGATGTCACCTAATGTTTTGGTACTAATAGCCATGATGTTTCCTTTGTGTTATTGGTTGTTTATTCTGCGCCAGCCGATGCCAAGACATAAGCGAGCGGATCAGCCGCCACCTTGCCTAGATCGGGATTTGCCACTTGCTCGCGTGTAACCGTGTTACGTTGAGCTGAAGCGTCTCCAGGCCGTGACCCTGCACCACTCGGCGCATTTGAAGCCAGCATCCCTGCATACGTTTCATTAATGGACTTTAATTTGTCTGCAACAAGAACCTCGTTTCCGAGATCTACGTCCGCAAACTCTTTTTCGATGGTTAACACCTGCAATGCTTTCGGCACATTGTCCATCCACTCAAGACCGGCCCCGATTTTATTCAGCGCATTGGATCGCTTTTCAGCTCCATACGTTGCTTCGAGTTCAGCCCGTTGTGATTGTTCGAGGTCATACTTCGACTGCAGGCGTTCAAAATCGAGCTTCAGTTTTTCGACCTCACCGAGATCTTTACCTTCTAACTCTTCAATCTTCGCCTGCAATTCCGCAGCATGAGCCTGCGCCTTCTTCTTGTCGCTTAGAATGCCATTAGACTTCCCCGTCTCCGCTTCAAGTCTTGCTTCCAAGGCTTTCAAACGTGCGTCGGTTCCATTGTCTTTGGGGCTTAGTGACGCGATAAACGCTTCATCTAGTCCCGCGGCTTTCAATGCTTCAATTTGCTTGTCATCCATCTTTTACTTCTCCGTTCGCTGTCGTGGTCGCGATCACCAATAACACAATCAAAGGTCTGTGCTCACCTAATCACCTGCTTACGGTGCAGGAGTTACCGATTAAAATTGTTCCAGATCGCCGAATGATTGAGCGGTTGGATCGTAGGTCTTGATAGCCTCGATAGCCTCTTCACGCTGTTCTGGAGTGATGCCCGCTCCGATTCGATCCATGCGATCTAAGAGCTTCTCATTTGCGATGCGTGTCATCTCGACCGGCATTGGAGCGTTGAGCGTCATAATCAAAGCCTGAATCTCTTGGTTGAAGTCGCCGATGTCGAACGTCCGGTTGTATCCTGGAACCCATTCAGGCATCGAGGAGTCAAACTCATTGACGATCTTAGCAACCCGAATCTCTGCGTTTTCT